TGAGGAAGAGACAGGTTGGGGTGGGGAATATGAGATTGTCCGTGGTGAAGTAAAAGAATTGGCTGAATGGGAAAACCGTTGTTATGCTTGCCAGTCTTTTGATACATTAAGTTATTGTGAAGATGACTGCGGTGAATTCTGCTCAAACTGTAATCAAGGCTCTTGGCAAGATGAAGAGGCTATGGCTAAATGTCAGACCCACAGTGTATTATTGAAATCTAAAGAAAAGGCGGAAATATGACAACAATAGAAATGTTTGATAAAGTAATCAATACTATTTATGAAGACAATTACAGCCATCTAGATTTTATGGATAATATGGGTGGAGAAGATTGTGATTGCATTGTTCACACTGTATTAAATTACCTACATGAATACGAGGTAGCATAATGCTTGGCTATACATATAAGGATATACAGAACTTTGGTAATAGTTTAACTGTTGCTATTGATTCCGCCACAGACCCTATCGTTAAGCAAGGTCTATTAACCATATGGGATTTTTTCGAAGGCCTATTAGCAGAAGGGTATTTTGACAATGGGGATGTATGATGAATCTTGGTGTGCAGGATGTGGTGTTGGAATACATTATACAGAAGATGAATCTGCAATGTGTCACAATTGTAATGAAGAGGGTTATGTTGAATTAGAAACACGATCATCTAAATTTATGGAATATCTTAAAGCTTATTTAAATAGTTTAGAACAAGATTTAGAAAAATTACTTAGTAATAAATCTGTTATATGGGGAGATGGGAGCAAAGACCAGGAGATATATTTAAATGGTCAAATACATGCTACCAGGCATATCTTGTCAGTGGCTACTGATATAATGAATAACTCTAACGAAAGGGTATAAAATGGAAGATACTTTAATTCTCCCGCCTCACCTGCAACGTATGGTAAGCGCTGGAGTATCAGGCCTTGACATCATGCACGGGGAACTCAAGAACCTCATGCTAATGGCAGAACAACAGTTAACCTTGGCCCAAAAGGCTGAAAATGAATCAGAAGAAGCCATGGATTCTATGGAACGCAAATACTGGGAAGGTGTTTGTGATACATATGGAGAACTATATAATCTAACATACCAACTATCATTTGCGATTGGAGCAAGCAATGACAATTGAAATAGACCTACAAAATAAAATTAGAGGTAATGATGTACGTAAAGAACTTGATGAGATTGTTGATAGATTAAACAATGTTCCTGTAGGTATGTCTCTTATTTGGACATGGGCATGGGACCTAATTAGATTTAAATATGAGGAGTATAAAGAAGTTGCTGAATACAATGACTATGTAGTTAAGCGTGATATTACTCTGGATGATATCTGGGACACTCTTTGGGCAAACCCGTCCGAAACGTTCACCCTTGAATACGGTGCCCTTGAAATGGATGAAGCGGTCACTGATTGGTTAGTTGATAATTCATTCCTAATTCCTATTGATGATGTGCTTGACGAAGACGAAGATGATGTGCTAGAATCCGAAGAGGAAGAGGTGTAACTATTGGCAAGCATTAATGACAAAGTACACGAAAAGATTGCTACGGGGCTGGCGGATACAAGAGTATCACCTGCAGCATTAGCAATGAAAATGACAAGAGAACCCAAGGCAGTAAATGAAGCCATGTTAGGTTATTTAGTTAATTATATAATTGTCATGGCAGAGCAGAAAGTAATCCCAATGCAGTTGGCTGAAGTTCAGCAAACATGTAAAGAACTAAAGTTTGCCCTTGAGGAGTTGGGACTCACAGGGGTTACTAGACCACTTGACCAAAACGAGTATCTAGTAGTATAATAAAGATAGGGCGTTCAGGCTGTTCCTGCCAAGTCCACGAGGGCCATCAGTTGGAGAGCTGATGGCCTTCTTTTTTTGATCAAACCAAATGTCCGATTTGCCCTATTTGTGACGGCGTAGACATATCATAAAATAAATAGACATTACGAAGGGGGCGGGAATTTCGCTGGATTTTTTTATCAACAATCCATAGTACTATATATAATACATTACGAAGGACCTCTAAAATTCGCTGGACTTTTTATTTATAAATCTCAATAGATCCTATATCAGACATTACGAAGCTATGTCAAATTTCGCTGGAGTTATATTGATCACATATAATGTATACTAAAATAACGATATAAAAAAAGTAGATCAAAATCTGTACATAATTAGACATTCTGTCTTAAAATGTACAAGTTCTGATCTATTTTGATTCTATTTTGTGCAAAATATGTGCAAAATTTCTGCATTTTTTATATGGATTATATGTGACAAATATCACATTTTATATGCACGATATGTCCTTGACATTACGATGGCGATGTGATATCGTCTCATAACTAGTAACAATGTATATATAATTAATAACTGAATTTATTTAAATACTTATGTATATTATTCACCACTTTGCTCCACTTTACTCCACTTTATAGGCCTCTAGGAGGCTCATATACAGGAGATAAATGAGAGCGGGGGATAAGGGATAGATGCCTATTTTGCTCTATTTGCAGAGATTGCAATAAAATGGATTACGCATATGTTCTTGGTTAATTACAAGATATTGTGAGCAGTGTGAGCATTTAGCTGTCATAAGGCCATGATCATCAAGCTCAGGAAAATTTATATATGGCTCTCTTGTGTAATATAGCTTAGATGTATACCATGTTGTTAGTACTAGTAAAAATAGTAACTGCATGTTCATTTCTTCCCCCCGTTTCTTTTATTGTGAGCATATCAAACATAGAAATGAATCTTTATTTGATTTAATAAATATTTTTTTACATTTATTGCAAATTACTTTATGTGAGTCTTCTTCTTCCATATAGGCTTCTAGGTTATCCAATATGCCCATTGCTTGCTTCCCGCTTTCCTAAGTAATCCCACAAATCTATTAAGCTTTCAGAACCCAAATCATCGAAGTAGTATCGTTTTTTCTCTGGGCTATATGACCATCCATACCATAAATCATTTTCAGTCCAAGATAAGTTAGTCGGATGTCTATCCCAATCATTTGACCTTAGTGATCGAAGTACTGAGTCATAAAGCCTAACTTCATCAGTTACAGCATCATAAAGCCTACGCCATGAAAATATCCTACCAACTAACCAATTAATCATTATCTGGCTCTTTCTCCCATGTAAGTTTTCCATCTTTATATACAGGCCAATATCCCAAAGCTTTCCAATCCATCTTCATTATACTGGCTTCTTTAGGCACCGCTACTCCCAAACTCTCGCTTATTCATTCAAAATCTACCTGTTCTTCAAATATCTTGTTTGGCTCTTTATCATCATCCATAGCACCACATACAGTACAGGTTACTTGACCATCAAGGTCTAAGTTAAATATACAATCGTGTGTCATCAATAACCCCCTAAACAATTAATTGATCTAGTGTGCTTTTGTAGTTGCATTAAGTATTCTGATTTAGTTGGAGCATAAAAATCCTTGAAGCATGCCCCACAATTACCATGCCATTCTTCACCAAAGAAGTCATAAGTCATATATTTAATTTTTGGATTTGTGCCTATTGGCGATGTCTTTTTTTGTTTCCGTACTTGCTCTCTACGTCTTGTTTGCATTTATCTACAATCGCTTTCGTTAGTAGTTCAATACGTCTTTCAGACTCTAGTTTGCGGATATCATCCCAATCCATAGGGTCTTCAGCTTGATTCATATTACAATTCTATCAGAATTTAGTGGGTCTTGTCAATATCAAATTAAGGCATGCATTTTGTACATGCACAATTAACTTCATGATAATACCAATATGGCTTACCATGTTCATCATAATCAGATCCTATCTTATCTAAGATATCTTTATTGTCCCGCATTATTTTTTTAATATGCAGGCGTAGCCTGATTTTTCTTAAAATTGCTTCTGTTTTTCGCCTCATTTTTTGCCCCAGCAAAGTGATGCAATATAAAGTATATTATCTTTTACCATATTCTATCTTTACTTCCCCGCAAAACTCACATAATATTGCATCAGGGCTAAGCACCCATTTGTGATTACATTTATTAGTCAAATTTTGGTCCATACGGGTTTACATAAGGTGTTCCTTGGCTTAATCTATACAGCTCACCTTCATACTTTCCATAGGCATTACGAAACTCTGTATTTTCTGCCTTTAAAGATTTAATTTGATTTTTTAATATTTCATTATGTTGATCTAATTCAATATTGATATCTAATTGCTTTCCTAGTGCTTTTAATGCTTGATTGTTTTGCTTATTTATATTTTTAAGCTTTCCTTCATAATGGTGAATCCCGCCCACTATGAAGGTTGTGTATAAAGCCATAATTGATATTAATAATGCTTCCATTACTCCCAAAACCTCATGCTACGCATTTTTCCAAGGATATGGTTTGCATAAGAAGAAAGCAGTGAACTCTTTGAGTTATCTAACATTGTTTTTGCTTCCGCTGCAGAAACCTTAGAACTAAATAAAATACTATCCTTTTTTACTGCAACTGTAGTTTTGGTTGGAGCAATTGTTTTTACAGGAAGCACAACTGTAGATGAATCAGAAACCTTAGTAATTGATTTTTCTATAGAAACATTGTCAATTTTTGTAATAACCTTTTGATCAACAGAAATTTGTACAGAAGCAACAGGAATTTTAATTACTGGTCTATTATCAGACCCTAATTCATTAACGCTAAATGTTGCAACATTTGAATTTGCAGTTACACTAACATTATCAGTAATTGTAGAATTGTGAGTAATAATATTTTCAGTAACATTATTTAAATTTCTACTGATGATAGAATTATCGGTGCGATTTGTTGAAACAAAAGTTTCAACACTGCTTACATCTGAATTTCCCTGCTGAGAAAATGTTTGAGTTTGTGCATCATAATGCATTGGTTCTGTTTGACTAATTGGATTTACAATTGAACCATTGTAAGATCCGTCCCTTGCTGGTGGAACTTGAAGTGCATATGTGCAACCATCACAACCAAATCCATCTGGAACTTTACCATGCCATTCTCCATCTTGACCGCAAACAGAAGCTTGGCAAACAACATTTCCAACAACAACTCCGTTGCCATCTACCATTGACCAACCACCACAACCATTAGATTGTGTACATTCTGATGCATTTGCATTTGATGTGATTGAAATTGATGCAATTGAACCTGAGATAATTGCTAATACAAGCAATACTTTTTTCATTTTTTTCCTTTGTTAGTAGTTATGACTAATTCTAGCACTATGGTACTAATTCTGTCAAGAATCATTCTTTTTTCTTTTTGATTTTTGCAAATTTTTTAAAATGTTATATTGATTAATTAAATCTTTATAATCAATTTTAAGCGTAATATATTTTGCTGCAAAAAACATTGTTAATAAAATAAATATAGCTAAAAAATTATTCATTCTTGTCTATAACCAGGCCCTCTATAATCTCCAAGCAAAACTTTTAAGAAAAACTCGGCATCCTCATCAGTTACTGGAACATGCTCAATTCCATTCTGATTTTCAATCAATTTTTTCATTTTTTCTTTATTTGTATTCATATACCTATCCTACTATAAAAAGTGTTATTTTTCAACACCCCGTGCCACATCAGCACATTTTTTAATCCAAAGTAATGCAAATACAGAAGTCAATGCTTGGCCATCAAAATACTGCATTTCAAGTATCTCATCAGCAATCTTGTTTCTTAAATTTATTTCTTCTTCGTATGTCATTTTTTTGCAGCTTTTTTTGGCTCTCTATTTTCAATAAATTCTATAACCTTATCAATGCCTTCGGCGTATGAAGCAGCATCATCTTTAGCCCATAAAAGATTTCCTTCATTATCAAATGAAGATCCCCTATAAATTAAATATTCAGCTTTATGCATTAATAATGAATTTATTATTTGATTTCTTTCCCAACTTCTTGACTTAGCACATGTAGAACATGGACAAGGTGGTTTAGCATCAAATCTATCTATAATTTTATCATTTTCTGTAGTTTCCATAATATGTTCTTCGGCAGCTTTTATGTCCATGCTCAAGTGTATCACCTAAAATATGTTTTTGTCAAGAGAAATGTTATAATTAAATAAATATGCTTTATACGGAGGTCAGATATGACCAGAAAGATTAAAATTACGCTTGCAATCTTATTTATAATAGGATTAATAAACATTTTATCTTTTAATAAAGCTAATGCAGAAGATACATTTACAGGTCAGACTAATACTGAAATTGTTCCAGATCCAGCCCAACTTATTACAGATACATCTACGGCTTTAATTACAAATTCTAATTCTATAATTTTATCTGCAAATAATTCAATATCAGTAGCTGAAACTGCCACGGCAATTATACAAACCCAAGCAACAGCCATCACAAGCCCTACAGAAACTATAACAGCGACTATTACGCAGGCTCAAGCTTCCATTCAACAAGCTCAAACAATAGTAGATAGTGCTACTGTTGCTATCAATAATGTTGTTTCAACTCAAAATTTGCTGGCTCAAGCGATAGAAACTCAAACAGCCATGACACAATTAGTAGCCACAGAATCAGCAACAGTTCTATCTTTTAGAGATAGCATGACAGTTCTTAATACTCAGATTGATAGCCAGACGGTAACAATAAATATAGATAGTGCTACAGTCCTTGCTCGTCAAGAAGATATAGCATTAGTTCAAAACCAGATACGGTTAGAAAATGCTGGCAATCCACAGACAACAAATCTTCCTAAAGATGATGACTGGGCTTTTAAAATGACACTTCCTTATGCCCTTAAACTTGGTGATCGTACATATACAGATGTATATGTTGCAACAAATGGTTTGATATCATTTGGTATAGCCCAAGGTTGGGGAGGAAATGCACCAGCAGTTTATGTAAACTTCCGTGACTGGTGGAATGTTGATGCTTCAACATATGTTAGATATTCAACAACTATTAATAGTCTTTTAGTTGAATGGAATGTTGTTCCTTTTGCTACACATGCACCTGGAACTTCAACTACTTATATGACATTTGATGCTGATGTAAACCCATTAGATGGTTCTTGGAAAGCAGATATTTCTTCTGTTGGAATGAATGGAAATAATTATAATAATCCAGTACAGTTAGTTCAATATGTAAATAATCAAATGCGAAGTACATCAATTCCACTAACATCTGGAACAAACTCTACTAACTTTACAGCACATATTGATAACACTGGTTACACTCCTTACACTCCCCCTGCTTCTAATACAAATCTTGCAGAACAACTAACTACTGCACAAAGCAATCTGACCTTAGCACAACAAACATTGACTGCTGCACAAAATGTAATGTCTGAATTACAATCAAATAAAAATGCATTACAATCAGAAATAAATGCAGCACAACAAGCGCTTCAAGCAGCACAATCTAACTGGATAACAGCAACTAATGAAGTATCCTATTGGCAAGCACAAGTTGAAATAGCAAAATCACAATTAGATTCAGCTTTGTTGCTTGTTAATCAATCAGTAAATGCTATGGGATCAGCCGTAGATGCAGCAAACTCTACTGTTCAGAATACTTTAGCAGCGGAAGAATCTGTTAGACAAGCAACAGCTAGAGCATTAGCAGAACAAGCTGCAAGAGATGCACAAATAGCAGCAGATAGAGCAGCACAAGAAGCTGCTGCAGCAGCAGAAAGAGCAGCAATAGCAGAAGCGATAGCTAAACAAGCAGAAGCAGATAGAATTGCTGCAGAAAAAGCAATTGAAGAAGCAAAGATAGCACAAGAAAAAGCTGCAGCGGAAGCAAAAGCAGCAGAAGATGCTCGTATATTAGCAGAACAAAAAGCTAAAGAAGCAGAGGCTGAAAAAGCAAAAGCTGAAGAAGATGCAAAAATTCAAGCAGAAAAAGATGCAAAGGCTAAATTAGAAGCAGCAAAAGCTGAAGCTGAAACAAAAGCTAAAACAGAAGCAAATGCAAAGTTAGAAGAACAAAAAGCTAAAAATGAAGCAGAAAAAGCTAAAGCAGAAGCAGATAAATTAGCAAAGATTGCAGAAAATGCTAAAAATGGAAAAGAACTGACAAAAGAAGAAGTAGCAGCAGTTGTTACATCATTAGTAGAAAATTTAAAGCCTGGAGAATCTATATCAGCAGCAGAAGTTAAAGCATCTGGTGTCTCTTATGTTGATCTTCCACCAGAAACTCCAGTTGCAGTTAGAACTTCTGAATCTGGTGAGGTTTTAGTTATTACAGCAGAAGTTGCTGCAAATGTAGAATTAGTTCAAAATCCAGGAGCATTACTACAAGCAGCATTTACAGATCCAGGAGTAGCACTTGCAGCACTTGGAAGCATTGGAGCAGACATGACTCCAAGTGAAAGAAAGGAAGCAACAAATATGGTTGTAGCAACAGTTGTTGCAACAGGAGCTGCACTTAATGCAGTAGGTTTGGCTACTGGAGGTGGTGCACCTAGTGCTCCTTCATCTGGTGGTTCAAGTGGTGGTACAAATTCAGGTGGTTCAAGGAGGAATGAAAGATGGTAAGACTAATTAAAAATGTAATCAATGACTTAATTGATCAGGCATGGACCCTTCTTGGTATGTTTATTGCCTGGGTAGTTTTGGATGGTAGTGCAAAAGTTGTTGTCGGATACGGAATTATATTTACAACAATTGTTTGGATATTGACCAGTCCAATTAGACATAGAGAGGAAGAATAATGAACGGAACATTAAAGCTAGGATTAATGGTAATTGCAGCATATTTAACCATATATGCATTTTCATATGCAATTGCAGAAATAATTTGTAAATATGATGATTGGAGGAACTAAAAATGGAAAATGTAAAAAACATTAAAAATATCTTTATGCGTATCATTGCAGTTTTTGCTGCAAATGGTTTAGCAGTTATAGGAGCAGGAGCAATAGCTGGAATTTCAACAGCAAAAGCAATAACAGTGGCAGGACTTACAGCAGTTGCTGCAGTTGTTGAAAAATTAGCTCGTTCATTTATGGATGATGGCAAACTTACAGCAGATGAAATTAATTCTGCATTTTCAACAATTGATGCAGCAGCACCTTCTGTTGCAGATATTGAAGTTGAACAACGTAGAGCAAAAGCAAAAAAGTAATTATATATATAAAAAGGCTATAGTTAATTAACTATAGCCTTTTTATTTTTAAAAAATTATTTATTTTTGTAACAACATGTTAATGACATTACAACAATTGCAGTGGTGTTAACCAAAAGCAATATTGTGTTAACAATTTCCAGAGTTGGCATTATTCCTCCAAGTCCTTTATATCCCTAATATCTTCTTGAATATCATTCATGATATCCCTTATTTCTTCAACCATTATATTAGTTTCAGTACTGATTCGCAAGTCTTTTCTAGCGATCTTTTTTTCTTGTTCGCCTTCCCGACTTCCCGAAGATAATAAAAGTCCAGCCAAAATGATGGACTCTAGCGATACTATTAAAGTAAGTAAGCCGTATGGAAATGGCTCTATTTTAAGCAAAATCCATGCTGCCCAAAAAACAATATGACATATTAAAAAGATAGGACTAGAAGCTTTCTCTGCAACTAAATCAGAAAACTCTTCTAGCCTTTTATTTATGTTATAAAAAAAATCTTTCATGGTAAATTAATTATACCATTGTATTTATATTAATTTAAATAATTTTAGATTCTTGTGCAGTTGTTAAAGCAATTTCATTAAATAAAGACATAAAATTATTTATAACAAGAACAGTATCTTCTACTGCATTGTTTGTAGCTTTTTCAATTTCATCTTCTGCAAAACGATCATTGATTGCCCAACTTTCTAATAAATCTCTTGAAACTATTTCTACAATTTCTTCAAGTTGAACTAACGATAGAGGCACTGATGACATTTTTATTTACCACTTTTTTTTCTTGCTTTTGCTAAAGCTTCAAAATCTTTAATTTTTGTTTCTCCCATATAACCCCAAGCGTATCCATCTGCAATCATCTTTTCATTTAAAGATACAGTTGCTCCATCAAGAAATACCCAGCCTAAAATACGACCATACTTTTCAGATGAGTCCATTTTTTCTGTCTTTATTACAACAGATTTAGCTGCTTCTATTTCATGTTTAAGATATGCCTTAGCCTCAAGACCTAAAGCCTTTTCCATTTTGTCAGAAGTTCTAGATTCTGGAGTATCTATGCCAGCAAGTCTTACTCTTGAACTAAAAGATATGTCAAATCCTAAATCAATATCTACATCAATTGTGTCACCATCTACAATTTTGGTAACTTTTTTAACATAATATTCAAACATTATTTAGTTTTCTTTTCTGTAAGTTTTGTTGCTGGTGTTTTTGCTACAACTTTTTCTGCTGAGACTGTTGTTAATTTATTTAGAAGTGGAGCATTTTCTTCTCCAGCATACACTGGTCTTCCCCAACCAACAATAGCATTCATTAACTTAGGCTTATTGTTTTTTACATATGCACGAGTTTTTTCTACGCACATTCCGCCATTTCTTTGATCTCCCTTAGCAGTTCCAGATGTGTTTCCTTCAATAACTTGAATTGTTCCATCCCCATTGTTCTTAATACAAAGACCAACATGTGAAATACGATTTACGCCATCATCTGGAAAATCAAAATAAATCCAGTCTCCTGGAGTTGGATCATCATTACGAGCATCTGACCAACGGTTTTCCTTTTTAAATTGATCTGATGCTGCTATTGTTGATGCAGACTTTGGAAACTTTGTTACTCCTGCAGTAAATGCACACCAAGATACAAATGATTGGCACCAAGGTTGAAAGTTTGCACCTGTCCATTTACCATACTTTGTTTCGTTATCTTTTGGACCCTCAATAGTTCCAATTTCTTTCTTTGCAACCTCAATGATTGCCTCTAAACTTCCTTTTATTGCCATCTTATCCTTCTTTCCCAAGATTATTAATTTATTATACCACAAAAGGGCGGGAATATTATTCCCGCCCCTTATGTTTTAATTTACTTCTTTAGTGCAACCCTAGCCTTTGGATTCTTAGCATTCCATTTCTTAGCAAGAGCATTGTATTCTGCCTTGTAAGCTGCTAATGCAAGATCTGCTGCTGCTTTTGATGCTGCTGCATCTGTTGCTGCCTTTGCTGCTGCTGAGTCTGCTGCTGCTTTGTCTGCTGCACGTCCAGTCTTTTCTGCTGCAAGTTCTGCCTTTGCTGCTGCAAGCTGTGCATTAAGTGATGCAAGTGTATCTGCAGGGTTTGTGATTGACGCAAACTTTGTAACAGTCTTAACTGCTGGTGCAAGTGTTGCAACATCTGTTGCTGTAATGTTTACAGAAAATGCTGCTGTGCCAGTTAATGCTGGTGCTGTAAAGTCAAACACAAATGTACCTGTTGCTGTATCAGAAACTGATACAGAACCAACTGTTGCGTTAATTGCTGAAACTGTTGGAGTTGTTGTAACAACTGGATTACCAAAGATATCTGTTGTCTTTGCATATACCTTTGATACTGTTGAGATTGATGCTGAATCTCCGCCTACAACTGAAAGATTGTATGCAGGTCCTGCTGAACCCTTAACATAGTATGTTGTTGTGTTTCCACCAACTGTAACTACAACCGTACCAACAGTTGTTGTCTTTGTGTAGACGTAAAAGTCTGCTGTTGTTCCTGTGCCTGTGCTAATTGAAAGTGACGCAGATCCCGCTGATGCAGTAACTGGTGCTGACACTGTTGCAAGTGCTGGAACAATTGTTGCGTTTGATGCAGTTGCTGAAACAACTGTACCTGTATCTAGACCAGTAAGTGCAATCTTAAGTGCATCTGCTGAATCTACTGAATTGTCCGCTGGTACTGGAAGTACCGCAGGGTTTGATGAAACAGTACCTGTTGATACTGATGATCCTCCCACTGTAAGAGCAGTTGATACTGCTGCTGAAGCGGAGATTGTTGAAAGTGCACCTACTGCTACAACTGTAGCAAGTACTGCACTGATTTTTTTGAACTTGTTCATTTTTCTCCTATAGTTTGTATCCCTGTACAGGATAATGATTGCTTATGCAACCAATTTTATTTTGTTTTAGTTGTTTTTTGTTGTTTTACAATTTGATAAGGGCCAGAAGTATAGATGTCGTTAATTGAAGCAATTTCTAAAGCTTTTTCAACACTTGCTCCTGCATAAAGAGCGCCAATTGCATACTCTGAACCATTCCCAACGCCATGTATTCCATCACTATTTAACATTACACTAAAGTCATTTCCTATGTCAAATACTTCTCCGTCAAATGCAAACAACATATTAAATCCAGACTCTTTATCATTTTGGTCAGGCTTCCAATCATTGTCAGATAAACATTCACGCATTGCTGGAATAAATTTTGTAATCATAAATTTATAAAGATTATCTCTTTCTTTAAGAGTTGGAACTGGTGGAATAAAAATGTGTTGCAGAATATCGCATGGCGTAGCATCTCCACTACCAGCAATTAACCAACCATTGTTCTTAGTAATTTTTTCCATTTTAGCATGTCGGTTTGGTCTTGATTGATCTGTAACTTGTGAATCAGCTCCCATAGTTACAGTACCATTTTTAGCAACAGCAACAATTGTTGTCATTTTATTTACCCAATTCTTCTAAAATAGCTTCGGATGTTCTGGACTCAATTGTGTCAATAATTTTTCCTTTTTGCATTAAAAAAATTTGCGGGATGCTTTTAACACCATAATATTCTACTATACTTGAACCTACTTTGTCAACATCAACAAGGTAGTAGTTAGTATCTGGATCCATTACTGAAACCCTACCATAATGTGGTTTTAATTGCTTGCATGGATTACACCATTCACCAGTAAAATAAACTACGCATTCATCTTCTTGTTGAAATTCTTTAGCATTATCTGTGATTTTAAGCAATTAATTCCTCCGCAAATATTTTGTTACCTACATATCTATTTTTAACTATAAAATCTTTAACGTATTCTGGTCCATTTTGCCTGCCTGCCAAAATAATAACCCATCTTGGCTCGTATTTTAAATCAATACATGATTGACACATAAATAATTGTATACCAGAAATAAGTTCTGATTTAAACGGGTGTAATTGTTCTTTTTGTTTATTGCATGAAAAACACAACATTAAATATCTTCCTCTTCATCATAATAGCCTACCCCTATTTCATCTACAGCAATAAATTCGTCGTTAGGCACTTCTACTGTATATTTAAATCCGCCATCATAGTACTCTACTAAAGATGACCAAGCACCATGCCTTACTATGATTCCGTATATCCCATCATCTGGAAGATATACGTAAGTTATTGTGCCTTCATCATTTGACATTAGATGCAACTCCTTCTATTTCACATGGAGAACCATAAGACTGTATTAAGCTTCTTACCATTAAAAGATATTCCATTAACTGCATTCTTTGTGATTCATTGTATTCCATAACATTTTCTTCATACACCGTTAAAGCAAGATAATTTGGTCTAGCAATTATATTTAATTTTAGACCTTTTACGGGAACTTTTATTTCCCGAACTTTCTTAGCCATTTCAACGCTGTATTTTATTTTTGCCATGAATTTTTTTTAGTTCTTTCCAAATTTCAGGGCTTTTGTGTGAATTGTGTTGTTTATCTGGCCTACCAAGATCCATATAAATACCACCCCATACTCCCTTTTCTTTTCCTGCAACACCTTCTGCATAACATTGTTTTATAACTGGACAACTAAGACAAATTTGATCAACTTGTTGTGATACAATTTTGTCTGTTTCATATAAATCATAAAACCAATCGTATTTAGGGTTTGTAGTCATCCCTTTACATGCAGCAAGATGATACCATTTTACATCTTCTTCATCTAATCCTATTTGATTAAATAAGCTTGGCATATTTGTCGCTTATTTCCCAAAAACCGTCTGACTTTAATTGATAACGATTAGCGTATCCCCATTTATTGTTTTTGTAAATACCTTTTGCATCAGTATATGCACCGCTATGAGGGGTGAACTTAATTAAAGTCCATCCGTCCCAATAAAATCCTTGATTTTTATTTTTTTCAACAAAATTATGTGCTTCTTTATAATTTAATTTAATCATTTTCTACTCCAAACAAATTTCTCCAGTTAATAAATTCATATGTATTTCTATCTTTATCTATAACTTCTGTAGCATGTGAATCTGCATAGATAACAATTTGTCCTTCATTTAATGGAATCTTATGTGTTGTTCCATTTTGATCACGTTCTCCTGGGCCAACCTTAATAATTACCCCTCGATTTAATTCTGAATCTCTTGAATCTGCAGTTAGAATTAATCCAGATGCTGTAGATGTGTCTTCTTTTTCATTTTTTTTAACAAGAATTAGTCCGCCTAAAGGCTCTATGTTTGTCAATTTTTTCCTTTGTTAGTAGTTGTATTTAATTGTACCAGTTGAACATTACATTTGTCAAGCTTATTCTTGAACATATCTATGTGGAATGCTATATGATTCAAGCAGACTAATGCAAGTCTTATTTCTTGCTGAATCACCAAAAACAAGTGCAAAATCTGGCGAAGATTCAATTAAATTTATATCAGAAAACAATGTTTTATCTCTAATTAATTCTTCTTTGATTTTATATCCTTTTTGTTTTAAAAATTTTTCAGTCTTTCCAATATACTCAGTAACCATGTTTTCTGCACCCTTTAAACCCGTATGAACAAAAACATACTCTTTGTCATCTGGATAAAAATGTTTACGATCATCAATTAAAACTGTTAATTGTCTGATTAAATCATTATAATCTTTCCAGTTTTTACTGCCAAAAATTAATACCCTCATAATTTCCTTTCTAAATACACAAGGACGGGGGAAACCGTCCTTGTGTACATATATACGTATATATAGATTAGTTAATTGGTAGGAATGAACCCTGCCATATTGGCGAACCAATTGATTTTTTCATTTCTTCTTTTGCTTCTTCTGCTGAAGTTTCTTCTGCTTCATGCTTTGCAGATTCTTCTGCATCTACTGCCTTACCCATGCAGTTACATAGATTCATAGGCTTACCGCAATCTGCACATGTTTCAGCTTTTGCAATTTCATCTAACTTTGCAACTGGAAGTGTTTGACCACATTCCTTACATGTTGCAGCTTTTTCAACTGGCTCTGCCATCTCTTCAGATGTTGGAGCAACTGCTGAAGTAGCAGAGCTTGGAATTGTAGCTTGATCTGGAACAATTGCTGGATTATTTGGTGCATCTGAAACTGATACATCGCCCTCTGGACGTGTCATTTGATCAATTACCTTTGTTACAGCAATATCTCCCTGTGGATCTGGTTCTGTTGTATTATTTGACATTAAATTACCTCCAATCGTGTAATCGCTAGGTTCCGCATTAACATTTGTATTAGTGTTTCCTCTAACGTAATTCTCTACTGATCTCTCGTCTCGCTCTTGATCTATTGATGAACTTGTACCAATTGCTTTAATAAAAGCTTCTTTTACCTCTTCAATAAATTTAATAACTTTAGAATTTTCAGAAAGATTATTATTTGTTTGTGTTTCCATTACTTGGACCCCGCCTCTGTTGAAGTAATATTTCCTCCAGCATTTTGTGGTGTAGTCATTGAAACATCACGCCCAGTGAAAGGGCTTGCAATGTTAAGATTACCAGCGTTATTAACGCCTAGGTCTGTTCTTGAATCAGAAGCCAAGCTTGCTTGTGGGCCTGCTTGTTCTGTAACTGGTGTTGCTACAGCAGGTTGCTGTACTCCACCCTCTTTGCTTTGTTGGTTGTTATCCATATTTAAATCACCACCTTGTTTTATAATTCGAACTCATCTTTTTCATCAAAATCAAACCCTGCTTCCATTAAAGCAACTTTACCTTGCTCTGAAATGTCCATAAGGGCATTTAAATTTTCATCATAAGATACTTCAATTAAACCTTTTTGATACAAATCAACCAAAACTTGATTTATATCTTCTTCCATCACAGCATGTAGTTCTGGCATAATCTCTTCCAAAACATCCATGTCAAACTTATATATAGCTTCGCCATCTTCATCTATCCCGTCTAAAAATGCTGCACCCTCTTCAATCAAATAATTCATTATTTGTTGATGCTCTTCATTAGAAGGATCATAATCCATATGGCTAAACCTTTCCTCATAAATCATTATACACTAATATTAAATAAATACATGCGCCCTTGGCAGGAATCGAACCTGCGACGCAGACCTTAGAAGAGTCTCGCTCTATCCCCTGAGCTACAAAGGCTTAGTGCCTCCAGTAGGTTTCGAACCTACGACCCGCAGATTAAAAGTCTGCTGCTCTACCAACTGAGCTATAGAAGCGTACCCCAAGTTGGATTTGAACCAACGCTGTATAGATTTTAAGTCTACTATCTCTACCACTGGATTACTGGGGCTTTGTGGAGCAGGTAGGACTTGAACCTACGATTACCGAATTATGAGTTCGGGGCTTTAACCAACTAAGCTACTGCTCCATATTAAAAACAAAAGGTACTATCTCTAGTACCTTTTGTTATCTTTTGTTTGATATTTATATTATATAATTATGCTAGGGTTTCTGTCAACTGCCATTGCCAAAATTCATGCTTGTCTAGGCGATCAGCAAAAAAGTTTAGTATGCCTTGTTCCCTTGCTTTATCAGCAATATCGCAACCATCTTTTAATTTATCAATTATTTGTAAATTTGTTTTACTTAATTCAAAAAACATTTGTTCTGCTGTTAATTCAAATGAATCATTTATTCTTAATGCACTATTTTGTTGTAATTGCTCTAAGCCAAACGGGGCTTTAACGCCAATCTTTCTTAAATTTTCTGCGTAAGTATCAATTGAATCAAACACGTCTTCGTAAATTTCTAACAAGAAAGCATGGTCTTGTTTGAATTCCCGACCTTTAATATTCCAATGGTAGCCATGAGACTGTGCATAAATCTTCATCGCCATAGATTGTAATTCTTTTAAAACACTTACCAATTCTTGATTTGTTGCCATATTTACCACTTCCTGTACGTCTTTATAAATATCATTATATACCCATCAACCTTCTTTGTCAATAAAAGATTGTGAATATGCCAATGTTAAAAGCTTGATCAATCCTACTTTTCTAAATAAATTTCTGCCAGGTATTAATCCAAAGTTTTTTATTGAATTTAGGTCTGGTTTTTTGTTTTTGTTTTTTATGTCAAAAAATGTCCAAGTTGGAAGCCTAAATACTCCCTTGCAATAAATCTTTAAACAATCTAGACTTTCATATTTTTGATTTTTTTCTTTCCATAAATCCCAATAACCTTCTATGCCATATCTGTGTAAAAATTCAATTTTATCTTCTGGCCATTGTTTATTATTGTCAAAATTTAAAACAATATTTTTCATTCCAATTTGTGGCTCAAACCAAAAATTATGTTTTTCTTTATTTTTTATTTGATTGTAATTTGATAAACGATGCATTGGAAAAATAAAAATAGCTTTATCATTTTTATCTGTTTTATTTAAATTATTTAAAAAATCAAAATAAAGTTCTTCTGTCATAAAACAACTACCATCAAATATTAAAGTTGTATTTGAATAAATATTTCCTTTTTCTATTCCAAAATTTCTTGCTTTATTTACATTTGTTAAAAAATATATAGATTCCGACATTGTTTCTGTTAAAGCAAAGGAATCCTCTGGTTCAAAATTAAACAAATTTAGTTTTTTATCTAAACATTTAAAATTTTTATTAAATAAATTTATAAATTCTTTTGTTTGAAAAGGTATAATAAAATATTCAATATTATGTTTTTTAAGTTGATCAATAATTTCTTTTTCAATATTTTTATTAACTATTTTGTTTAAAATAAATATTTTTTTGCAATTTATAAAATTTTTTTCATTTTTTAAAATATAAATTAAATTTTTTAAAGATTGGTCTTGGCTGTGTATTTCAGGGACATCATTTCCTATGATGCGAACAAGAGACACTTGATGCATTGATATTTTGTTTACCCCTAATTTCTATGTGAGCAGTTTTAGGACTTGCTCAGGTCACAATCTGCGACTCCCCGATTAAGGGGTGCAGATTTTAATTATACACTATTTGATTTTAATAGTCTTAGGTTTGGCTTCCTCTGGAAGTTCACGTTCAATATTAATTGAAAGTAATCCATTTTCAAGTGAAGCAGATTTAACAACCATATATTCTCCTAATGTAAAGTGTTGAGTAAAATTACGTCCCGCAATGCCACGATGTAGGAAATCAGATTTTTCGTCTTTTTCTTTTTCGCTTTTGATTGTTAGAGTATCTTTTTCTACTTTAATCTCAAGGTCTTCACGGGAATATCCCGCAACTGCAAGTTCAATTGTGTAATTGTCTTCGTCAACCTTTTTTACATTATATGGAGGAAATTGTGATGTTGTTTTCTTATTTGATTCCCACCTTACAAATTGATCATTAAACCCTAGAAAGAACGGGTCATTAAAAATAGATTGAATTTGTACGAATGGGTCTGTGTATCTTAGATGTGTCATTTTACTTAGCTCCTTTTCAGCAAGTTAGTTAGATTTTGAGCCCCTATTGGCAGCTCATTTATATTATAATATATTAAATTGTTTTTTGCAAGCTGGGCCCAGATCCCTCTTCTTTTATTGCATGAAGGCATTCAACACATAAACCAGAATACGCTTTTTTAATTGCCTCTTGCCTTTGAGATCCTTCCCAAATTTCTTTAATAGAAGTATTATGAATATTTGCGTAAACTGTCTCATAGTCAAAATCTATGCAGCAAATATAAACATTGCCAGTTGCAGATATGTAAAACGCTTGATTAAAGGATGTTCCGCAACCTATTACTTTTCCTTGATTTTTTGTTTTAATTGAAGGTTGATTAGATATAATTTTTAAATCTTCCAAGATGCTTGTTCTATCGCTTAAATTATTTCCTCCCCAAACATGTATTTTTGGAAAAATAACTTTAAATTCTTCAACTGCTTTTGACATTGTTCCGTCTTTTAAGCTCAAATTATATTCTGGTGCATTTTCAAGAATTTCAGTCCAACCACCGTTTTTATATAATGATTTTTCATTAACACCATTTACCATTATATAAAAAGTTTTTGAATCATAAATCGTAGACAATTCTTGTTCTGCATATTTAATATTATCTAAAAGTTTTGGAAAAATTTTAATATTAAAACCAGTAAATTTAGACCATTCTTCTGCATTTGCTGAAGGAACGTTTAACCTTACTTCTTTAACAACATCTTTGTATTTTTTAATTAGATCAGTTTTTTCTTTTGTTAAATTTACGCCGTTAGTAAAAACAATCATAGCAATATTATATTTTCTATGAAGCTCAAGCATTTCTTCAAAATATGGATATAGTAACATTTCGTTAAAATGAATTGGAGAATTAAAAATTGTTCCTGGAACAACAAAATCTCCACGGCCTTCATCAAGTTGTTTAAAAATATTTTCCATTGTTTCAATAGACATATTTGTTTTATTTTCTTTTGAATTTCCTACATATGCAACTGGGCAAAACCAACATTTTGCATTACATATTCCATTTGGATCAATATTTACATATTTAATTTTTGGTTTATATTCATATAACTTTATCATTTTTATTTTATCACCTTTACTAATGAGGGTCCAGAACCTTCTTCTTTAATTGCATGTAGACATGATTGACACAAAGTTTCGTAGCTTTTTTTGATAGCATCTTTTCTTTGTGATCCTTGCCAAATTTCTTTAAGTGGTATTTCTTTTACATTGCCATAAACAATTTCATAATTAAAGTCTACAGCACAAATATAAACATCCCCATTTGCTGCAATGTAAAGTCTTTCATCAAACTTTAAACCACAACCAATTACTTTACCGCTATTTTTTTGGTTAACTGCAGATTGATTAGAAATTATTTTAAGTTCTTCTAAAACACCAGTTCTATCGCCCAAATTGTTTCTTCCCCAAATATTTGTATTTGGTAAAATTTCTTTCATTTCTTTTACAATTGTAGCTAAGGTTCCATTATTTAAATCTAGGTTGTAATTTGGAGCATCTTCTAGCATTTCTATCCATCCACCATTTTTAAATAATGACTTCTCATCAACACCGTTTGCCATAATATAAAAATCTTCTGGAGAATAAACAGTTGATAATTTTTCTTCTGCATATTTTAAATTTTCTATTAACTTAGGAAAAATTTTAATATTAAATCCAGTAAATTTTGACCATTGCTCTGCATTAAGAGATGGAACATTTAAAGCTATTAAATCTACAACATCTCTGTATTCTACAATTGTATCTGTTTTTTCCTTTGTTAAGTTTACACCATTAGTATAAATGGATACAGATACCTTATATTTTCTATGCAAATCAAGCATTTCTTTAAAATATGGATAGAGTAATACTTCATTAAAATGAATTGGCGCATTGTATATTTTTTTTGAAACCCATTCTCCTCTTCCCGCATCTAACTGGGAAAGGATGCTTTCCATTAAATCTAAGGGCATGTTTGTTTTTTGTTTTTTAGGATTGCCTTCATAAGCAACTGGACAAAACCAGCATTTTGCATTACATAAACCATTAGGGTCAATATTTATGCTTTTAATCATTAAAATTACTCTATAACCTTTTTAATCGCTGGACCAGATCCTTCTTCTCTAACTCCATGCAAACAATTTAAACAAAGTCCATCATAAGCTTTTTGAATTGCTTCTCTTCTGTCTGCGCCCAACCAAATTTCTTTAAGTGGTGTTTCATGAATATTTGCATAAACTGTTTCATAATTAAAATCTACACAACAAATATAAACATTGCCCGTAGCTGATATATAAAGATTTTCGTTATACTTCAAGCCACAACCAATTACTTTTCCTTTATTTTTTTCTTTTATTGCAGATTGATTTGAAATAATATTTAAATCTTCTAATACACTGGTTCTATCACCCAAATTATTTCTGCCCCATATGTTTGTATTTGGCAACAACTCTTTCATGTTTTTTACAATGTTTGCAAGAGTTCCTGTATCTAAATCCATGTCATATTTTGGAGCATTTGGCAACATATCTAACCAACCCCCGTTTTTAAATAATGATTTTTCATTAACGCCGTTTGCCATAATATAAAAATGTTTTGGTGAATATATTTTAGAAAGTTTTTCTTCTGCATATTTAAGATTATCTAATAGTTTTGGAAAAATTTTAATATTAAAGCCAGTAAACTTAGACCATTGTTCTGCTTCTAAAGAAGGGACATTTATGGCAACAACCGTAACAGTGTCTCGATATTTTTTAATTAGATCAGTTTTTTCTCTTGTTAAGTTTACGCCGTTGGTATATATTCCTACACCAATTTTATATTTTCTATGCAAACTTAGCATCTCTTCAAAATGCGGATAAAGCAAAACTTCATTAAAATGAATTGGAGTATTAAAAATCATTTCTGAAACCCAATCGCCTTTACCTTCATCTAATTGCTTAAAGATACTTTCCATTGTTTCAAGAGACATGTTTGTTTTGTTTTCTTTTGAATTGCCAACGTATGCAACAGGACAAAACCAACATTTTGCGTTACAAAAACCATTTGGGTCTATACTCATATGATGAATCATTTTATGCCTTTCTACTTAAACATTGTATCACAATTGTGGTTTTTAATAAGCGTTTAAAAATGCTAAGTCTAAAAGGTCCAGCATTCCCTTATATCTTGTTTGTTTTTTTTCTAACGACAGCTTGTTATCATTAAAATCAAAGTTAGTGTGAGTTGGAAGCCTAAATATTCCTTTGCAGTATACATTGTTAAAATCTTTTAACGCATATTGCTGATTGTCTTTTTTCCATTCATTCCAATATCCGTCTATGCCGTGTCTTATTAAAAATTCAATTTTTTCAAAATCTGTATAAAAACAATCTGGATCAAATTTTGAATTAATATTTTCTAGTCCAACTTGTGGTTCGTAGTAAAAATTATGTTCTTCTTTTTTAAAGATTTGTTCATAATTTTTTAACCTGTGAACTGGAAAAACAAAAATATTTTTTTGACCATTAAATTTTTTATGTTTGTTTTTAAAATCATTATAAAGCTCTTTAGTAAAAAAAGAATTTCCATCAAATATTAATACTGTTTTTGAATGTAAAAAACCAATCTCAATACCTATATTTCTTGCACTATTTATATCTATGATGTAATGAATTGATTTTAAAAATTTTTTAAGTTTGTTTTCAACATTATTTTTTTCAATTTTTTTCTTAAAATCTTCATTAAATGTTTTTAAAAATTTATTATAATTAAATGGAATTACATGATAAATAAAGCCATGCTTTTTAATTTGATGAATTATTTTTTTTTCAATTTTTTTATCTAATATTTTATTGATAATAAAAATTTTTTCAACATTTTTAAATTTTTTTTCATTTTTTAAAATATATTTTAAGTTTTTTAATGATTGCAAATCTCCATGTATGCCTGGAATGTCATTTCCTATAATACGAACAATTGAAACTTTTTTTTCAAAAGCTTTGCACATTTTTATTCTTTCTTTTATTGATTAGATCTACCTTTTGGGTCTGAATGATTACCATATCCAACTGTTGGTTTACCGTCATGTTGTGGTGGTGAATTATAAGTTGACATCCATCCAGCATCTCCCGACATTTCACCATAATTAGTTCCAGACATTGCTTGTCCAAGTGGCAAAAAAACTCCATCCCAAATTGAAGTTGATTCTTTTGTTGGAGTAGGATTTGCACCCTTTACTACTGGCTCTGTAACTGCTAATGCTTCTAATGCTGCTTTTGCATCTTCTTCTTTAAGATAACAACCTATTGATTGTCCCGAACCTACTTTAATTACAGACCAACCGTGTTGGCAATCTGGAGTATTAAATTCTATCTTCCAACCAACGCCACCGCTTATGCGACCAGAGCTTGCCGATGAATCTCCCGCAATATTACCACGTTCTTTTTTAATTGTATTTTCCTCCACGGCGTTTGTATTCCTGAACAACCCAACCATTTGCGTAAGCTGAAGGATACACTTCAAATTTCTTTTTAGCATCAGCAATTACTCTTGCATATAATTCTTTATCTGATGGTTTTCCTTTTTTATCTGAAATTATATCTTTAAATTTATCTTTTTTCTTTTGAATTGGTGAAAATGCGCCATTCCAAATTTCTTTTGCAATTTTTTCTTCTTTATTTACAATTGCACGAGACCATGCAAAACCTGCATCTCCGCCCCATGCGTTCCACATAATTTTACCGTTAGATGGTTTATCCCAATTTTTTCCTTTTTTATCAACTTCATGTCTTGAAAAAAAAGAATACATTCTTTTAACTGTGTCAAGAGACATTGATCTTCCAGCAACTATATCGCTTGCACGACCCCAACCAACTGGTGTGCCAGCTCCATTTGCCTTGCCTTCTTCTTTCCATTTTAATGCACGACGTGCTGCTGCTTTCATTCCAGCATTTGGTTGGTATCCACCATCAGCTTTTTTGACTGGAATACAATTAGGGACTGTTCTTCCATTTTGTTCTTTTGTTCCAGCATATTGGTATCCATCCCAACAAGGACCTTGACCTTTATCAATGCAACTTGCACACTTTTCTGTATCAGAGATATAATGATGATCATTTCCTAAATCATCACAACCACAAGTCATGCACTTTTTTACATTTGCTCCTGGTTCATTGGCATATAAAGCAGCCATTTGTGCTTGTGCTTTTTGCTTGCTTGGGTGTGTACCAGCAACGTGTCCAGTATTTTGTGCTACTACTGAAAACTTACCTTCATGTTGAACAATTTTGTATGGCATGTTTCCCCCTAATTATTTATATAAATTATACCACGAAGAGCGAATAGCGAGAATCGAACTCGCACATTAACCTTGGCAAGGTTACGCACTACCACTATGCAATATTCGCAGGGGCTATAAACGATGGCGACTTCCAGTTGCACATGACGTACATGCTGTATCTGTCTCACACGCCACTCGCTTCCGAGTTTCGGGTGTATATGTAACTATAACATCCTAAGTTGTGTCGTTTATAGCCTTGCTCCCTGACCTGGATTCGAACCAAGATACCCGCCTCCAAAGGGCGGTGTCCTACCGTTAGACGATCTGGGAATGTTGTTACACTATAATATCAGTTTTATACATTTTATTCCACTCAACGATATCATTCCAGTCATTTAAAAGTGGTTGACCTTTTATGTTTAAACTAGTATTTAATAAAATTGGCACTCCAGTAATTTCATTCCAAACACTAAGAACCTCATACAGCCCTGGATGTTGATCTTTATTTACTGTTTGAACCCTTGAAGTTCCATCTTTATGTACAACTGCGGGTATTAAATCTGGCTTTAGGCATTTAACAGCATATTGCATATAAGGGCTTGGCTTACCTTTTGGCATATCAAACCATTCATTAGCATGCTCTTCCATTACAACTGGAGCAAAAGGCCTAAACATTTCTCTTTTTTTTATTTGATTAACTTTATCTTTAACCCTTATGTCTGTTGGATCAGCTAATATGCTTCTATTACCTAATGCTCGGGGACCAAATTCTGCACGTCCCGCTGCTACTGGTGCTATTCCTTTGCTAACCAATTCATCTAAAATTTTTTGAACTGGATATTCATTTTTTAAATCATAACCCAGGTATGGGCTTTCCCATTTTATATGAGATCCTTTTAATGCCAATGCTGATCCTAGGCTTGAACCCGCATCTCCTGGGTTTGGCATAATCCAAATATCATCAAAAATATTCCATAGCAATGTATTTGCTGAACAGTTAAGTGCACATCCGCCCATAAACACAAGATTGTTTTTACCAGTCATTATCTTTGAATGATTCATAAATTCAATCAATCTAAGCTCATAGACGTACTGAACTGCTGCTGCAATATCAAATGCATCTTGATGTGAAGTAATCCAACCCCAATCAGTTATTCCTTTATGAAAATTATATTTTTGCCTTTCAATGCTTGGAAAATATTCATTTACTTTATCAAAATATTTATTTTTATCTCCATATGCAGCCATACCCATCATGATATATTCTTCTTGATTGGGCATAAGACCAATCAACTGTGTAAATGCTGAATAAAATAGCCCAAAGCTTAAAGGGTAATTTCTTTTCTCTACTAGGGATATCTCATTATCAATTCCCGTCCAAATTGTTGATGTATTAAATTCTCCAATTGCGTCCAGAACTACAATTAAAGCATCATCAAATGTACTTGTGTAATATCCTGCTGCTGCATGAGAATAATGATGCTTAAACTCTTTTGCCTTTATTCCTTTGTCAACAGGTTTCCAGTCAGCTGCCCCGCCACGCAACCTAATTCTTATTTTTTTTAAACGGGACTTTTCATAATAAGCAGCCTTATCTGGAATACCATAATTAAGTAAATCACGGTATATTTCATTATTGTTATACCAATCATTTTTTTTCTTACTATATCTTTCAGCATGACCAGCAAACAATATCCTATCATTATCAATTAGTGCCATAGCAGCGTCATGAGATGTTTCATTAAAACCTAATGTGTTCACTAAATATCCTTTTTATATAAATTAAAAAAATGATCTGCCCAATATTCATGGTATGCAGACCCATAATGCATATTGTCTCTTGCTTTTTCTAAATATTTTAATTCTTTATTTTTTTCAATTTTATTAAAAACAAAATTATATAAACTTTGTGAATCAATTGGATAAAATGTTTTAAATCTTTGCTTAAAATAATTTTGTGTGTTTGTAACATAACTTGTTGAAAACAATTTTATATTATTTGATTTGCAATAAGACTCAAGCATCATATAATATTGAGAATAAATAAAAAGCATAAAATTTTTATATTCATCTTCAATAAAAGAATGGCTTATTTGATCAGAAGATTTCTTATAATGATAAAATCTACCTTCGTCTGGTATCATAAAAAATATAACGTCTGGATTGCCATAAGTGTTAAAGTATTTAAACATATTTGATACTTGATCGCATAACCCACTTGCACCAATGCCTATATTAAAATATCCAGAACATTCTTCTTTTTCTGAAATTTTATTATATGTTTTTTTTGCCCACATTTCTTCTTGTAACAAACCAACACCACTAGTCACAGAACATCCAGAAAAAAGAATGTGCTTGCCTTGATGTGCATTTTTAAATTCTTCTGATCTAAAACCGTGAGAATTTATTTCTTTTTCTTCTCCAAAAAAATTCTTTCTGTAATTTGAAGAATTTATTAATTCAAATTGGTTTCTATGAACTTTAGAATAAACATTTTTATATTTCATTGCAAAGTACTTTCGTTATATTTATTATAAATAAAATTAGCCCAATATTCATGGTATGCGGTGCCCCTATGTTTTTCATCTTTCGCCCATAGTGTGTAAGGATTTTTTGTTTCTTTTGCAAAAACGGCAAAAACAAATTCATCTTGATCTTCTAAATTAATTTTATAAAACGTAAAAAAATTTTTATCAAATACATCATCTACAGATTTATGTCTTTTTTTATTAAAAACCCAGGTAAAAGAATATAGTTTTATTTTATTTGCTTTGCAATATTCTTCTAAAATCATGTAATTGTTTTTATTAATAAACATAAGAAGTTCTAAATCTTCTTCGCTGTACCAGGCATTTCTTATTTTATTTATATTTTCATCAAAATTATAAAACCTCAGTGCGTCTGGCATGCAGAAAAAAATAACATCAGGGTTTCCGTAAATTTTAAAATATTTAAACATATTATATATTGAATCTGTTATAGAGCTTCCAGTTGTTCCTATGTTAAAATATCCAGAATTTTTTTCTTTTTTTGATATTTTGTCATAAACAATTTTTGGCCAAGTTAGCTCTTGTTCAATTCCAGAGCCAAAAGTATAAGAGCATCCGACAAAAAGTAAATGTTTTCCTTCGTGATTTTTAATAAATTCATCTGATCTATAAAATAAAGAATTAAATTCATTTTCTTTTAAATTAACATTGGGAAAATAAATTTCTATATGTTTTTCTGTATTTTCATAATGATTTTTAAGAACATTCATATCATCATGTACAAAACCAAATAATTGTTTTAATTTCATTATTTTTCCTTAATAAATAAAATCTTTTTTTTCAAATCTTTTTTGTTTAATTTTAAAAATTATTTTTTTAATTTTTAATTTTATGTTTTTGATAAATTTCATACATAAACTCCTTCCAATATTCATGAAAAGCTGTTCCATGATGTATTCCATCTCTTGCTTTTAAAACATATTTTTTGTTTAAATTTTTTTCATTATAATCAAAAATAAAATTTAACCTGTCTTTATCATTATGCCTATAAAAAGTTTTAAAATTTTTTTCAAATTCCTTGGGTAAATCACTTGATTCATTTCGCACCCAAGTAAAAGAATATAGTTGAATATTTTTTGACAAACAATATGTTTCTAGCATATTATAGTATTGTTTATATAAAAATAATATTAATTTTTTTTCTGATTCATGAAAAAAACCATGCCTAATTTTATTGTTTTCTGAAGCATAAAACCTTATTTCATTGGTTATGTTTATAAAAATAATATCTGGATTTCCATAAATTTTAAAATATTTAAACAGATTTAAAATTTGATCACACAACCCAGTTGCTCTTATTGCTAAATTAAAATATCCAGAACATTTTTCTTTTTCTGAAATTTTTTTGTATAAAAGATTAGACCAAACCTCTTCTTTTTTTAGTCCAACTCCGCTTGTTACTGAACATCCAGTAAATACAATGTGGAGCCCGTCATGTTTTTTTATAAAATTATCTGACATAAAACCAAATTTATTGGTTTTTTTTTGTTCTTTAGATGTTTCAACAAAAAATAACTCGTCAAGATATTGATTTACTTTTATTGAACCAACTGTTTTTTTTAATTTCATTTTTATCCTCTTGTCCTGCAGATGAGATTTGAACTCACAATAGACACCTTATAAGAGTGCTGCCAAAACCAGATTAGGCTACTGCAGGTAATTTTTAATTTACCTGGCCTATAGATGGTGATTGTATTAGCTTTGATCTTTCATCAATAATTTCATAAGCAAATTTATTTAAAGCTTCTTCATTTTTAACATAATGATGTCCACAAAAAAACAATTGACCATTTACACCCTTTACAATAACATATGCTTGTGCACCACATGAATCACAACAATCAGTAGCATTCAAAATGTATTCTTGATCTTGTTTTACTATCATAAATATATTATACCCTTATTCTTGTTCTTTGTAAAGAAAATTATTTTCAATCATTTCTTTATATTCTTTTGATTTTTTTATTAAAACAGAATATGGTCCTTCTTCAAAAAAATCGCCTTTTGCTTCCATTCTCATAAATGGACAAAAAATTAATGTTTGTTCCATGCATTCTAAGTGAAATGGAAAATAATCAGAAAACACACGGGGTCCAGCTTCGCCTTGAGAAAATGGAGCAACATCATATTTTTTCCAAATTACACAAATTTCTTCATCTTGAAATCCTACACCGCAATATCCACATAAATTTTCATTAACTACTTTTTTTTCATTTTCAATTATTAAATCAGTAAGACGGTCAGTTAATCTTGGCTTTGCTGTAAATTGCATAGGAACTCTTTTATGCAAATAAAATTTACCATCAGGATTATTTCTTGTAGTCATATTTAAAAGATGTTCTGGAACATCAACATAAGGCCTAGGGAGCCCAGTTTTTTGGATTAAGCTTTCTTTCCATTTTAAACTTTCATCAAAATATTTACTCATCTAAAAGTTGACTTTTTATTTCTTTAATAACAATTTTATTTGTTTTTGTTTCAATAAATCTTTTATATCTATCTTCCAACGGCAATCTTGCTCCATGTTTATGTGGTGAATTAACACAAGAATTCATAATGTCTATTAATTTTGCATTCATATCAAATCTTTTTAAATTAACTTTTTTATTTGTCATTACCTCTAAATAAAATAAAGGATCTCCTTCATTTATTTTTACATTACCCGAGTTTTCCCACATTTGAATTTCTGCAGAATATGGTCTAAACCATTTATTTGCTTCTATTTTTGCAGAAGGAAAGTATCCTTTGGATGAAAAATCAGTTGGCTTATGATAATATGGTGGATTAAAATATAACTCTACATTTTCTTCAGCAAAAAATATCCAATATAAATCAAGTGCAATAGATGCTCCGTCAAGTATATTAGAGTGTTTATAAAACTCAACATGTATACCAGAAATAGGGTTTATAATTGGATTTTTAATATCATTAAAATCATAATAAAACTCTGTATCTAAATTATTTTTAAAAACAAAAGTTTTTTTCATCCTATCAGTTACGGCTGGGCAATTAAAAAAAGAAGCTGGCCCAGATTCTTTTGATTTTTGCGGTAAAAAATCAAAATATAAATTTGAAGGTTCTTGATAAATAAGGTTATCAATGCTTCTAATATAAACTGGTGCCCAATATATATCTATGGATTCTTCTTGATTTTTTTTCATACCTATACCTCTTTAACTAGTTAAATGTTTAGCTGGTCTGGCTGGACTCGAACCAGCAACATCCCGATTAACAGTCGGGTGCTCTGCCATTGAGCTACAAACCATTAATTTTATTCTACCTTACCAAAAGGATTTTTATCTATCATTTTTAAAAGATCATCTGGGTTATTAATCAATCTTCTTTGAGCCTCAAATTTACCAAGCTCAACAATCTCTTGTGCAATAGTAAACATCATGTCTCTTAAACCCCTTGCATACTTAAACTCTGAAGGGTGAATTTCATTAATTTCTTTTTCCATATTTGTGGCAGACTGAGTAAAGTATTCACAAAGTGAAGTTAAACTGATATATATATCATTATCGTCTTCTATGGTTTTTATTGTTCCATTTGCAAGCATTATTTCTCCTTTTATTGTATGTGCTACTCTACTATAAAATTTTAAAGTTGTCAACTATATCTTTGTATTCGCCATCTTCATCATCAAAAAAATCTCTTATGTCTTGTGGCATAATTCTTTTTTCTGGCAACCTTATAGTGTTTATTAATCTTGCATCTGATTCTTTTTTTAATAGTTCTAGTTCGCTTGAAAATACTCCAGAGTAGGTGTAGACTTCCACCTCTTTATCTTGATCTGGAGGAGTTAGTGATATTGCATTGAATACCGCCCCTGTAACAGCATCAGAGAGGTCTTTAGAGCCTTTTCTGGGGTGGTCTACCTTGTCCTTTAAAATACGAAGCTGAAGTAATTCATCAATTAACAACTGTATTTTTGGACCATGTAATCTTTCTTCAGTTAAACATAAAGAAAGATCTTCATAATGTTTTTTTGCAACAGAAAGAATCTCAGTTTTAATATTGTTTACACCTAACTGTTGCATCATATCGTGAGAGTTCCATCGGTCAAATGTAACCATTTTTAAATTAAAACCTTTATCTCTTACGGAAAGAATGTAGTCTTTAACATCTGTAAAATCTACTGATTTTGATGCTGTAGGTGTCCAAAATCTAACTGCGTCTACTACAACTCTGGGTGCTGCTTCTTTATATTGTTCTCCAATTTTCATTGTTACCCAGCCATCTACGTGGGCTAATGCTACGGCACAATGGTCATGTTTTTGTGCAAGGTCAACATGCATAAAATATGTTATGTTTTCTTTTGGCTTAAACTCATCATCAAATCTTCCATATGAATCAACATTTAATTTAGGGTTAGAAAAAGCTTTTTCAATTACTGCACGATTTTTAAAAAATGCATCCGTTGCGTCTGGTGGCATGCAAGCAAATCTGGATAGGGCGTCTGTTGGATCCGTATAAAAGTCAATTGTAAAATCTTCAATTTTTCTTGTTGGGTTAATATCCCATGTTGGTCTTTTTAATGCATACATTCTTGGCACTTTATAAGAAACAACATGGTCTTCTTCCCATTCAATTTCAAATTCATTTCCTTCGGTACCATCAGGAAGATCTGGATCTACTTTAAATTTATGATGTCTTAATACAACTTCTTTTTCTGCAACAGCTTCATTATATTTTTGTTGAATATAGTCATTTTTAAAACGAGGAAAAGAAAGCAAAATTACTTTTCCAAAATCTGGAAAACGTGAATTTACTGATGCACGATACATTTTATATATGGCTGACGCTGTTTTAGCTTGGTCGTGACCTGTTGTTGATTCTAATTCAAATCCAGAAATTTCATCAAGAATAATAACAAGTACGTTATAACCTTCCCATGCTTCTCTTTCTGAGTGACCTGAGTGTACAGTTACAGATTTATCAAACTCAACCATGTTTGCTTTTGCTATATATCTTCCTTGAAACCAAGGTGATTTTTCAATACGTTGATTAAAACCTTTAAAGAATACTCGATTAGCTTGAACTGCGTTAATAGCAATGTTAATAATATCAATTGCATCACCTGGTGGTTTACCATAATATGCTGCAGGATCTTTTAAGCATAAAAGTAAATGCACCATATAAGCACAGGCAATTGTAGAGGTATAATCTTTTCCAGAACCCTTTCCTAGTTGTAAAATAACTTCAGAACAGGTTTGCTTCCAAATTTTTTCGCCCTCTTCTTGCCCATATATCCTAATCAATGTTTCACGTTTATAGATTTGTGTTGAAGCTTTAATCATTTGATATTGATATTGAGATAATGGTGGCAAGCCAAGATAATTTTTATCTGTAACAAATTGCTCTAGTGGAACGGGGGTGTCTGAAAATTCATCACCACTTAATGCATCTAAAAAAACATCAAAGTTACTCATTAATAACTACAGCTTCTATCTGTCCAGTAACCTGGGACAGTCTTCTTGAAACTTCCCATTTGCAATGTTCGCAATTTGCAGTCACTTCTTTTAAAATTCCAACTAAAACTTCTTGTTTTCTTTCAGACTCTAATATCTGATCAGTTAAATCATTATTTTCTAGAACTCCAGCTTTATTTAACATTTCAATTCTTTTAGATTCAATGTCAGCAATAAGTTTTAATGCTTGCGCCTTAACATTAAGAGAATCTTGAACATCTGCTTGTTCTACAGTTCTCCATGCTTCTTTTATAAGCATGCTGTAATGCTCATCTGCCCCAGCAAGTGCCTCTTTAGCACGGGCTTTTATAGCTGTGTTATCTTGTACAAGCTCTTTCCATGTTTGTATGTGATTATCAACTTGTACACGGGTAAGTTCTAGACCCCTCGCAATTGCTGTTGGAGTATTGCCTTTAAGTAATTCTTCAATTACTTTATTCATTTGATCAAACTGATTGATTACTGCTACTTCGCTTTTATTGTCTTCCATATTCATCTTCAATCCGCTCAATGTCATCTTCTCCAAAGTATGTTCCTGTTTGTACTTCAATAAATTCAACAGGATAAGTCCCCGCTTGAATCCTGTGCAGGGTGTTTACTGGAATATCAATTGAATCACCAGGTAACATATTAAATGTCTTGCCGTCTATTGTTACAGTGGCTATACCAGAAACTATAAACCAATGCTCTGCTCTATGCTGATGTCTTTGATAAGATAGCTTTTGATTTTCTTTTACATATATATATTTTGATTTAAAGTTTTCTTCTTCCTTAAGGATTATATAGTGTCCCCAAGGCCTTATATCTGTTAAATTATCCATTATCAGTTTTGTAAAACCCCGATCCTTTAAATGAAATACCTGGCGCAGAATAAACTCTTATCATCCTGTAGCCACATGCAATACATGAAGGTATTGTTTCTTGCTCATTAACTTTTCTGTTTATCTCTTGTTTTGTATCACATTCAATACAAGCATATTCATATATTGGCATTACGCATATCTTTCTTTAAACAAACTATTATCTTCTTGATTATATTGATTTTGAAAATCTTGCCAAATTCTTGTTGTTATGTAAGTCGGATCAATAAACCAATCTTCAAATTGAACTCCATGAGTAAAACAATCTTTTACTAATGGTGCAACAATTTCATAGCCTTTATTAAATAAAATTTCTCTGGCCTCGTACATAATTTCTTGATTAGAAGAATTTGCATACAGATCGTGTTCAAAAGTTATAACAGAAAAACGATACCCATCAACTAAAACTTTTTTAAGTGATTTTAATGTATTATCTGCAGGCTCTACATCAACTTGCAAATAATCAATTTGATTTGGAATATTTAAATCTTGAAATATTTTTAAATAATCAAGTTCTGTAGCATCACCTTGTATACAAGGATTGTTTCTACTTTTAAATAAATCAGCTCTATCTTGTTCAATTTCAACACTAAATCCCCTCCAACCAAACTCTGTTTCTAGAACATTTGTATTGGAGTTTTCTGTTGGGTGACAACCACCAATTTCAACATAGTACCCGTTGCTTTTCCATTCATTTAAATTTAAAGCAAAAGATTCCTGATGAGCTTGAGAAGTAGATCTTGGGTGTAAAAGAAATTCATAATTATGCATAATTAATTATACTCCAGGAAGATTGTTTTTGTCAAGAGCAATTTTAAGTAAGATTAAATAACCAATCAAATCATCAATATCATTATCTCCAGCAAAGCCTTGATTGTTTTTTACACGATTTAATTTATCATCAATTCTTACCTTTAATTGCTCTGTTGAGTCCGCCGTTGAAAATATTCTTGCAGGCTCTAAAGCTGAGTTACCATATGATATATTTTTTTCAATTAGCATATGTGCAATTTCATGACATGTTGAC